TTTCATTTGAAAACTAGATCCTGTTCTTTCTGAATTTGAAGTTGTTTTGCTGTCAGTCGTGCGTCTGCAACGATCTCGAGACAAAGAGCGATAGCAGAGTCAACATCTTTTGCCAGCATCTTGTCATGTAATTGTCCAGTCTTTTTCTTCATCGCTAACCACCCTTCCACCCAATCGTTCATGCAAGTCACTCCAAAGTGCGTAGTTTTGTCGAAAAGTTCGTCGTGCCATTGAGTCAAGTGAACTGATTTCTTTTGGGCCGTTATCCTCCATCGTTTTCAATAGTGCTGCTCGGAAGTTGACAGGATCAATGTCAAGAAGCTCTAGGTATCCTTCGCAGGATTCTGTCATCAAGAAGTCTAGCGCACTCGCAGCGTTAAAGCTCAGTCTGATTTTGTTGTCGATCTTTAACGGTCTGTCGCAACAGTCCTTGATTGCAAGTGAGACAACAGCAGACAGCAAACGCTGCTCTGGCGGGTTTTGTGCTTGTTTAATTTCCAATTTTAGCCTTCGCTTTCTCAAGACAACGATTGATGTAGCTAGGAGGCATATTGATCTCTGCCGCTACAAAGTAGATTGATTGGTACGGGAAGTTGAGATAGATCGCTGCAATCACCTCTCGCTCATCTTCTGGAAGCTTTTTGATCGCAGCATCCATCTCGGCAAAGTCTGTCATGTTGGCAGCGGCTTGCTTCTTCTTTCCTGCTGCCCAATTGTGTAGCCGTTCTTCAGTGTTCATCTTTCCTCCAGGGTGTTGAAAGTGCTCGGTATCGTTGTGTCCCGCATTTAGCGCAGACGTACAGTTCGACTACTGGTTGATTGTTGTACTCTGCAAAGAGTCTGTATTTCGTTTCATCTTGGCAACCATTCGTGCAACTCTTCTCTGTTCGTTCACTCGATCCTTGTTTGCGTGTTTCCATTCTTTTGCCCTCGCCATGTAACAAGTTTTACACGCAGCCTGTGGTCGCTTATTGCTGTTAAGAAAAAAGTTATGGTCGGTAAATCTTTTTTTGCATATCGCGCAGACTCGAAGCTTATCGACTGTAGGCCAGAAGAATTTGCTTTGCGTCATGTCGGATTTACTTTCTGTCGCTGCTGACAAGGGAAAGCGATTTTAAGCACTCGGTTGACCAGAATGTCTGCGCTTAGATGCCGTTCTGCTGGTGTATTGGTAAGATAGTTGCGAACCATGTCCAGCACTTGACCTGCCTGGGCATTGGATGGACTGCAATGCAGGATTCCCTGACCTACATCATGCACTCCCATGACATAGCCAAGCGCAACCATTTCCTCTACCGTCGAACTGCCGTTGATCCGGTTAAGCAGCTTGTTGCCATCCAGAAACTCGGCCTGGGCAGGTAGGCTTGCAAATGCAAGCAGCAGTATTGTCTTGTTCATCTGTTTTTTTCCTTTAGCTTTGCTTCGATTAGCCGAATGTCATCCCACCCGACCGTCGATGTTTCAGGCCACATTTCAATAATGTCTTTATTTGTCAGCCCGACCCATTGGCGCGGTTCTGATGCAAGCGCACACCAATGCGTTGTTCCGCTGCTGCGTATGTACTTGCATTGGTCGTTCATTTAACCCTCTTGCTTTCGAGCATAGCTTTCATCTGCGCCAACACAGCCTTGCCTTCTTGCGTTATCTGTTTCGGTGCTGGCAGTGCAATGTTTTGACGCTGCTCAACTCGGTCAAAGTCGCGGCACATCCCCATGAATTCAGACAGACTAGGAGGCCAATCCCGTCCAAGGCCAGGAAGCGTCTCAACAACCTTTCGAATGACTTCAGGCTTAGTCTTGCGGAGGAACCCTTCCCAGGCTTCGTTGGCAGCCATGATGCCGTTGTCATCCTCCATGTACATCGCCTTCACCTTCTGATTGCCGTACATCACAGAAAAGTGCTGCATCATCCGTTCAGCGTAGGGGTAGCGGGATGGCATTGGCATCTCCCATATCGATGAAGTCATCTTTCCTTTCCCATGATCCGTAAATCAGTTGAGACTTTCGGTCATTTTTGGCTTGTTGTGTATTGGGGGAAACCCTAGTGTTGCGAACCCAGTTGCGCCAGGTCGCAAGCCAGTCTGTCTTTACCCCTTTGCTTCCAGGTTGAGCAATCCAATAGTCCCGAAACGCATCGAACGTTTTGCGAGGGTCGATGTCCTGCCGTTCTTGCGTACAGAAGTTCAGCCATTCATCCGGCATCTCAACAAGATCAAAGCGCGACCCGCGCTGCTTCTTCTCTTTTATATGGTTATTGGTTGTTGGTTCTTGGTTAGTGGTTATTGGTTTATGGTTAGGTACACGATCTTGAACGTCTGGTTCACGATTCGTGCGTTTTCGTGCTTCTCTATCCAAAGCAATAGCACGATTCGTGTCGGATTTGGCACGATACGTTGCAATCTCCTCTGCTATGCGAGACTGCACATATCGCCCATCTTCAATCGTAAAAAACTGTTCCAACACAAATTTGACGGCAGCAATTTCGTCTGCCGACCGCGCCCAGCACCATTTAATAGCTTCTTCTTCAGTTGGGAATTGCTCACGGTCATAGCACGAATGCAGCAGAAGCGTGTACGCACCGTGTTCAATCATAGACAAGCGACCGGCCTTCTTGTGGTAGTCGCCTATATTGAACTTAAAGTAATGCAAAACAATCTCCATCGGTGGACGATCCCAGAGTGAGAATTCCGGGTCGGGCCACCCTGACGGGTGAATGAACGGGTCTGAGACCGTCCCCGATGGAGACTGTGTAAGACCCAACCTATACGCCTCTCACAGCGCAAAAACAGTCTACAACTCAATCCTTGCACAATCAACTAACCTTGTGCATTAGGGATAACCCTTACCTTGCAAGCGTAATGCAATTTCGCCAACCTTCCATCGCTTCCGCGGCATTCTCGCTTGTAGCCATATGGTGTTTCCGGGCCAGCAGCAACCAGAGTGAATATTTCGCCTGTCCTGCATAGCTTAAACCGCTGCCCAACCTTGACCCAGCGCAAAATCGTATTCATTTCGCTTTTATTTTGCCTGTCTCACACAGCGCAACCAGCGTCCTGCGAAAAGCATCTTCCCAAAGAATCATCCGTTCCTCTTTCGATAGCGTTTTCCCCTGGTCGATGTGATAGTGGCAGTCCTGGCACAGCGCAGCGGTAAAGCAATCGTGCGCCTTCTGCCCCATGCCCTTACCGTACACGCTCCAGTTTGCATGCGCCGCCTGAGTCATGCCTTCCCGACCGCACAATCGACACGGCAGACTTGCCACCGCTTTTAGCCACGCTTTGTCCCGTACCATCGCAAAATTTCCTTCGCCAGTTCTTCCCTACCTGCAATCCCTCGCGCCTTTTCGACACGCTCCAGGTACTCAATTCGCCTGATCTTAGGCCAGGACAGCACCGTCTTTGCTTCGCAATACAGCTTCCATTCCTTGCTCTGCATGCCGACAACCGTTCCGTCGGGCAGCGTCATCAGCCTGGCGTTGTCGTGTCGCTTGCCACACGCATCACATACATCTCGTCGCTCATCGTCAGCCCGCGCTCTGTCGCCCATGCGTAAACCTGCTCAACGTAATCCGAAAACTGTGCCTTAGTCAGCCCTGTTGTGGTTGGCTCTTGCTCAATCACCTGACCGTTCGGTAGCTCAATCATTCTCCCTGGTAGGAACTTAGCCTTGAAGTAGCTATGCCAAACGTCAGGATCGTGTGCCTTGCCTCCTGGCATGACTTGCTCGCTGATAGCTGTCAGTGTGGCCCAATAGAACGAGTTCTGGGCGCTTGTTCTATTGGGCGGCTCTATCCGTACCACCCAGCCATGCCGAGCGTTTTTAACGGCTTCTACAGCCCTCTGGCGGGCGGTGTCGTGCGCGAGTGTGTAGATCATTTCAATACACTCCATGCTGTTGCTGCCACTGCTGGAACTTGTCCGTTTCCAATGGCTTTAAGTCTGTCCACCCTAGCGGCCACCCCATTAGCCACTCGACCCACGTTGGGTTCAACGTTCCACCAACTTCCTGCTGAGAACGAAGCGCAATTTGCTCCGGCAATCGCACTCCACGGCTGAAATTGGCGTTGCGTTCGTTGACTAACGCAAGCGACGGCGCTCCCTTGTAATCGGTCGCTGTCGGCGTTGACCAAGTTTGCCGAGACTTGGTGCGAAACGTTTTTTTCAGGTCTGGTCGAACTGCCCTTGCTAATGAATCGCTGCTGCACTTCGTCCCATCGCTTGCTAGAGGCGTGGGCCATTTGGCAACCGCTGTTGCTAATCCGTCGCCACTCGTCTTGCTGGCTCCTTTCCTGTTGTAGTTGCCATGAACTGTTGGCGTAGGCCAAGACCCACATTCTGTCTCGCTGATGCGGGGCACCGACGTCTGCCGCGCCCATAACATCCCACTGCGTGTCATACCCGAGCGAGGTAAGGTCTGCAATGACTCTGGTTCCTCCTCGAGTAGCGAGCATTGGGCTGTTTTCAATGTAGACGTAACGGGGTCGAACTTCGCTGACCACCCGCGCCATTTCTCGCCAAAGTCCTGATCGCTCTCCATCCAGTCCGTCGCCTTTGCCTGCAATGCTGATGTCTTGGCATGGAAACCCGCCAGATACGACGTCAACAATGCCTCGCCACGGTCTGCCGTCAAAGGTTTGAATGTCATCCCAAATCGGGAAAGGCGAGAGAAGTCCGTCATTTTGTCGTGCGGCAAGTACGCAAGCTGCGTATGGCTCCCATTCGACTGCACAGACGGTTCTCCATCCGAGCAAGTGCCCCCCAAGTATTCCTCCACCAGCGCCCGCGAATAAAGCCAACTCATTCATAGCTCCAACTCTTTTAGTTGCCAACGATTCTTTTCCTTGAACCAACCATGCAGCACAATGCGCCAGCCCGACCGCAGCATCTCAGGATAAGCCTCTGACTCCTCGATCTTGTATCGCCTGGCAGACAGGTTGGACTTGCTCGTTACCTGCACAGCGACCGTTTCTTTGTTGCCGATGCAGAGCAAGTCTATGCAACCCCAAAGATCGTGCTTGCGCTTAGTGAAGCTGTTGTAATGCTCGACCGTTGCAACAAGATAGCCTTGGTCCCGCAGATGCACCGTTGACCGCGCTGTTAGGCTAGACATGCTCCACCTGCACAATCCGCACCTGAAAGTCTGGTCGTAGATCGGTCAGCGTTACCGCGCCACCAGCCAGGTCAATGATCCGCAACGCTTGACGCAATGGGATTTGCCGCTTGCGCCAGGCCGATATAGCTTGCCTGCTGACGCCCAGCCTCTCACACAACACACCCTTGCCGCCCACTATGGCAGATGTCAAATCCAACGCTTGACTCGGTGACATGACTCCCCCTATGTTGTAGCGAACTTTACAACACAAAAAAAAGTTTTGCAAACCTGTTGACAAGCGTTGTCAGAATCTTTACAGTCTCATTTACGGACAACAACAACCCGAGGCAACAATGGACGATTACTACAGACTTGGTTTGCATCTGATCGAGGAAAGCGAACGCGACATGCAAGAAACTGGTCGCAAGATTGATGCTGAAGTTGACAACATGACTGCCGAAGATTTGCAGCAGTTTTGCGAAGATGCCAACACAGATGATTTGTGGGAAGTGCATCGCAAACTGGCAGTTTCAGCAATTGACAAAGATTGGCCTGCGGTCGAAACGCACACAAAGTCGCTTGTTGAAGCAATCAAAAACCATCTGTGGAGCAACGCAAAATGAAAACCATCGGAAACTGGTTGGTTGTAAGCATCGTTGGCGTCATGCTTGGCATCAGCGCGGTCGATTTTATGGTTGGAGACACATCAACAATTGGACGGATCGTATGGCAACTAATCTCACAGATCTAGACTTCAAATGGGTGCCTGGCGTTGCTACAGACGTAGCAGCAACCTGGCGTCGGTTTGGCTGGGTGCCGCCCAGCGAGCAGGCTCAGTATCAGTCGAAATGGAATCTCTACAACAAAGGAAACAACAACCATGAAACAGATCGCAGCAGCGTTGGTCAAGGCACAGAAGGCTTTCGGGCCTGCGTTGAAATCCTCCACCAACCCGCACTTCAAAAGCAGATACGCTGACCTTGCCGCTTGCGTCGAGGCGGTAGTTGACGCCCTAAACGACAACGGAATCGCGCTGATTCAGCAAACGCATGAATGTGATGATGGGGTCATTGTCGAGACTGTATTCGTGCATGAGTCTGGGGAGACTTACTCAGCAGGCAAATTGCATGTCCCTGCTGCCAAGCAAGACCCGCAGGGTTATGGATCTGCGCTTACCTATGCTCGCCGCTACAGCCTTATGGCAGCTTGCGGGATCGCTCCAGAAGATGATGACGGGAACGCTGCAACGCGCCCAACAATTGACCCTGCTCCGTACATTGCTCAACTGAGCAAGGCAGAAACGATTGACCAACTCAAAACCATTTATGCAGCAGCGTACAAGCAGCACCAGGGAACCTCGGCAATGCAGCAGATCGAGGAAGCGAAAAACAAGCGCAAGGCTTTGCTCATGGAGATTGCATGATGTTTCCAAGTCCGTGGGCAGGTCTGGCCCGAAATACAGACCCGCAGACCAGCCACGACGCAGCAGCGACAGTCAATGTGTCACGCTTGGAAAGTATCATCCTGGACGTCTTTTCTGCCGCGCCAAAGGGGTTGACGCAAGACGAACTGGCAGCAAGGTTGCCTAACCATCCACTCAACACGCTGACGCCCAGGCTGGCTCCGTTGATCCGCAAAGGGTATCTGGTGGTTGATGGCAAACGCCCTGGCAAGTTTCGCAAGAATCAGCGAGTGCTGAAATACGTCAGCCCGTCGATTTATGATGATGAACAAGGGTTGGATTACTTCAACCGATTTATTGCGGGTGACAAATGATCGATCAACGCTCTGTCGAATGGTTTGCCGAACGCTTGGGGCATGTCACGGCTTCTCGTATGTCAGACGTTCAGGCCAGCGAAGGGACCGCTGCTAGGCGCAATTACCAGACGCAATTGATTGCGGAAAGACTGACTGGCAGGCAGCAAGAATCGTTCACCAACCATTTTATGCAATGGGGAACCGACACAGAACCGCTGGCTAGAGCAGCGTATCAAGCAAAGCATGAACTGGTAGATGAAGTCGGTTTCGTCAAACACCCGTTGATTTTGTGGTTTGGCGCATCGCCAGATGGACTAGTTGGCAAGCATGGTTTGGTCGAAATCAAGTGCCCCGCAACATCTACGCACCTGGATTGGATGCTGGAAGGCAAAGTACCGACAAAACACAAACCGCAGATGTTGGCGCAGCTTGCTTGCACCGGTCGCGCTTACGTTGATTTTGTGTCGTTTGACCCGCGACTGCCGGAAGATTTGCAGTTGTTCGTTGTACGTTTTGAGCCTAACGAAACGCTTATAAAGGAGACTGAAGATAAGGTAACGAAGTTCCTCGCTGAAGTAGAAAAATCAATCAACAAACTGAGAGGCTGATATGGCAGTCGTATATGAAGTGATCGCAGTAACCGGAGCCTATACCGGCAAAGATGGGCAGGAGAAGAAACGATGGACAAAGCTTGGAGTCGTGCTGCAAGGCAAGAACGGCTTGAGCATGAAACTGGAGTCCGTCCCTGTTGGCTGGGATGGCTGGGCAACCCTGGCAGAGCCGAAGGCTAAAGACGATGCCCCGCCATTCTGATGTCGATCACCCTTCTCACTACACGCAAGGAGGCATCGATGCCATTGATGGCATCGCTGCCGCCTGCTCTGGACTAGAAGGGATCGAGGCTGTTTGCACAGGGAATACCATCAAGTATCTGTGGCGCTGGAAGCACAAGAACGGCTTGCAGGATCTACAGAAGGCTCGATGGTATCTCGACTATCTGATCGCTCTACAGGAGACTAAGTGAGAATCATTTGATTTCTGTATGCACAATGTATACACAAATTGGGATTGAATTTATATGCGGGGTGAATGTCGAAAAACTATTACGTTCTTCGTACAACTCCCGCATTTTTTTTAGTAGTTCATCTGGCTGCAAGTCAGATTCAATCGCAAAGATATGACCATCAGCACGTTCAATCGCGTATTTCATACACCAACCATATGCCCACGAAAGTCAACAACACCTTCTGAGACAACCCTTACGACTTCAGGCCACATAAGCTGACCATCAATAAACGACAACACTATAAAGCCAGATCTCCAGTTCACAGGGTTATCTTCAGTGTAGTCAACGAATTGCGGGCCTCTTGGGTCTGCCAATGTTCCAGTGTCAACACCCCATCTCGTACCGTTGTAGTCATCGAACGGAGTTACTTTAAGGCTATGAAGATGCCCTGTAATGATTGTTTTCCCAGACCAAATAGTGTTGTTATGCGTTGCATGTATGCCGCCCTTGAACCTGTGCTTTACAACAACGTCATCGTTTATCCAGCATGCCCAGCATGGCTCCCACTTTATGAAGTGATCTTTTAGACTAAAACCTTTTACGTTTTCATACTGCGGAGCGTTAGCAGCAAGCCTAGTCTCGAAACGCGAATCATGGTTTCCAAGAGGCCAAATCAGTTTGGCATTGCAAGCAATGTCCTCTATTTCTTCAAGTCGTTCTGCACAAGTCTTCAACTCGTCAATGACTGTTGGCTTGCTGTCCCACCCTATCCTTGGGTAACGGCTGATAGATGCTCCATCAAAGCAATCACCGTTGTTTATGATAGCAACAGGGTTAAGCTTTTCGATGAATTGCAGCAATGCCCTGAACGCAGTGGTGCGAACACCAGGCCAAAAGTGAGCATCTGAAAACACCAGCACAATGCCGTTTTTTACGCTTAAGTTCTTTCTGTGCTCATGCTTTGCTGGAGACAGATGTTTGTAGAACCTTGCGTTATAACCAACACCCTCTAATGATGTGTTGTACTTTATTTCTAAATTTCTTCTTCGTTTTAGAACGCTTCTTTCGGTTATCTTTAGATGTTCAGCAAGCTTTGCTGCACTCTTAAATTTACCCCAAAGCTCAATGAACTCGTTGTCAGGGATAGTTTTGCTTGCCATGTTAGTCTTTGCTGAACAATAGTTTCTCAAGAACATTTATGATTTTATGTTCTTGCGCTGAAATATGGTCATCTGAACTTCTATAATCTTTTGCTGTTTCGATAAGATCATAGAGAAAAACATGAAGAACTTCATGCAAAGCTGTCTGGCTCAACGATTTTGCGTTGATTTCTTCGCCAGCCCAATCGCCTAGTCTATAAGTAGCAAGTCTGGCTGTAGCATTGCACTCAACTTCTGCCATCGCTCCTGGCTGGGCATGCTTTCTACCTCGCTCGATCCTCCAGTCAGACAGGTTTAACAATCGTTGCCAAAAAACAATATACTTATCAAACTCAACAGTTTGCTCTGAGTTCGGTATATTTTTTATTGGCATAACATACCGTTAAACAAATTGCGATAACGCAACATCGTATTGATGTTTTCTTTCAGCCAAATGAAGCTTCGCAGGCCCGTTGACAATGCGAGTCACCTTATCCATGTCTCCAGCATCTGCCGCGTCATTGCAGCCGTTAGTTTTCCAGAACCACCCAGCAGACAAAGCAGCGTATATCGGAGTCGCCAGCAACTCAGGTTCTTCGATAAAGTTGACGTTTAGCGCATTGCCACAAGCCTTATAGTTTGCTTCATGCGTAAGCTGGATCAGTCCTCGACCATGAAAGCCGTTGTACAGGATCTTACTTAAGGCTTTCGGGTTCTTGGTGAATCCTTCTGCCGACTTCGCGTCAGGAAACACACGCTTGAAGATGCTGGCTAGACGCTCAGGATTGCTGTAGTACAAGCCTTCTTCTACCGCTGAAAGTCGTGCAGACTCTACAGAGATCGTCGCAAGGAATGCAGCGATTCGCTGCGGAGTGTTGATTTCGAATCTGTCCATCGACTGATTGATCGGGGCAATGTACTTCAACGCATTAAGTTCGTCTGAGCCAGTCGCTGCTTTCAGTTCGTCAATCGAAATCATTTCTTGCCCCGCATATCAATAATCTTCTCAAGCGTTCTGCCGCCGAAGTAAAACGACATAATCAGCATGCCCCATTGCCCTAGCAACTCGACGTAAGCGCCGCGGGTTTCCATGTCAAACGCTGACATCATCGCAAATGTAGAGTACGCCACCAGGATGAACACTAGCGTTAGTGGTCGGATGTTTTTAGACAGCCATGAGTCGCTGCTCATGTCGGCTTTGAGTCGATCTGTAAGATTGTTCTGCTCGGTCTGATAAGCAGCAAGATCGACATTCATCTCAGCAAGCTTGTTCTGAGCAGCCATCTGCTCAAGTTCTGCTTTAGCTTTTGCAGCCGCAGCAGGGTCAGGCATGAACCTGTCTAAAAGCTTACCTCCGACCTCAAGCAGCGCGGGAATTGGAATCATCGCTCTTATCCTTCAGCATATTTGCAGCAGCATATGCACCCTTTCGGCCTGCAATGCCGCCAACCGCGCCAATGCAAAGTAGCATCACATCCTTTAGGATCGCAAGGAAAGCCTGATCGATAGGGGAGATACGCTCTTTGTCTTGCTCGACAAACAAGACCCCACCGATAATAGCAATGACGCTAACCAGCAATATGCCAGCCAGCGTTAGCAGGATCGCCGCCCAGACTCTGACCTCAATTTCCTCTGTGCTCATTCTCATGTAGACACACTCGCAAGGAAGAACATTAGGCAAACAATCCCAGCAGCACAACCAGCAATGTAAATCATTTGGACTGGTTGATGATAAACATGATGATGTGAAACAAAATCAGACCGCCCAAGAACAGCACGACAGCAATCAACGCCCATTCGGTCGTTAGCGCAATAAACCGCTTTTTACGTCGCTCGTGTTCGTAAATCATGCGTTCGCGCTGCAACTTAATATTTCGCCGCAACATGATGAACTCGTTGTATCCGTCCAGTCCCAAGTGGTTGAGTTCGCCCCAGGTAAACATATGCCGGATTTCTTCTTCCATCCTCCGAATCTGAACCTGGGCAGCGTAAGTATCAAACGCTTCAGCGGTAGCGGATTTGTCGAACGTTAGCTTTTTGAAGATTGATGGTTTGGTATTAGCTTCGCCGCTAATCCATTCCTGAACGTCAGCAACAGCGCCAGCCCATTTGCCAAGCTGACTGAAAATATCCTGCGCCTCGCGCCCAACCGCGACTGCCTGTTTTAGACCGTTAAATACTGCCGTAGCGGTCGCCAGCGCGGTTATCGGATCAATCATGTCAATGGATCTTCAGCACTAGCCCGAGAAGTAGCACGATGATGAACCCTGCACTGCCGATAAGGATCTGCTCCAGCCGTTTGAGTCGAGCATGAATACCTTCATAACGAACAGCGCAGACTTCTTCATGCGTACTCAACCTGTTTTCCACTTCGCTAATTGTCGGCATGATTTAAGTCTTGATGATGAAGTAGACGCCACGATATGGTGAGATAGTAGTCATTGCACTGTTAGAAAATGCAGAACCGTTTCCTTGCGTAGTATTCGTCTTAGTGATGCCAGTCGTAGCAGATCCAGTGTTCTCGGTCATGCTATCAAGCGTCTCTCCTGACGATGGCTGTCCTGGGTTAGATGCCCCGCCAAAGTTGTACTGGACATTATGAACGTGACCAGGATCAGTAATGCTGTGATCGTGAGCAGGCAGGTTAGCAAGCGCAATAGTCGTTGTCGAGCTACCACCAGAAGCATTAACAGCGTAGGTCGTTCCGGCTCCGATAGGCATCCGGTCGCGCATGTCTGGCAAATTGAATGTCGTACTGCCATCGCCAGATCCGTATGCCGTACCAATTGCAGCAAACAGCGTCGCATACGTCGTTCTGGATACCGCTGAACCGTTACACAGCAAATATCCAGTAGGAGCCGTACCAGTTGACCACATCAACAATGCGCCAGCAGGCATTGTGGTTGTAGATCCAGTCCAGCCAGATGAACTGAACGATCCAACTGAGGCACCGTTGACAGCAACACCGATTTCGTTTGCGCCGACTCGGTAAAAACCTGTATCGGTATCGCTGTTGAACGTCACAGAAGGAGCAGCAGCAGTTCCAGCAGGAACAATATACTTATCGTCAGAACCACTCTGCCAATCTTTTAGATCAGCCATCAACTGACGGATGGCATTGTTGATGTTAGCGGGAGAGCAGTTCTCCGCGATATTGATACCGTTGATGTCCGTATTGTTGTTCGGATCGGTATCGAATTCGCTAATCTTAGTCTTAGACATTATTGCTCCGGTGTCAGGCCAAATACTTGACCGTATCCAAGTTTAACTGCTCTACGCTGCAATTCTCTGCTGATCGGCTCGACAGATGTCGTGCTGGCTTTTCGCATCATCTGCGCTGCAAGCTTGGGATCAAGCATAGCGTCAACTATGACAGCGCGGATTGCTTCGTCTGATCCACCATATAGCCAATTGAGAGACATCATCCCTTTTTGCATTGATGCTGGAACTTCGCCAAACATCTGCTTCCCTACAATGCCGCCCATGATGTTTGCAATCGACAAGTTTTTGAACGTATTAGACCCAGGTTCTTGCGTGACTCGAAACGTAGCATCGTCCAAGTCTTTAGCCACTCTGCGAACAACAGCGACTTGCGTAGGGCTAAGATCAGTTTCCTTCTCAATGCCACGAATCGCACGAACAAATGCAGGCTGAGACAGCATGTACTCCGGCGCTCTAGACGGATCGTCAAGCACCATCGGGATCGTTGACTTCACCCGATTGCGGAACTCTTGAGCAGCTTCCAAACGATCAATTCCCTTGCTGGCAACAGCGTACTTCCGCAAGTAATCTTGATAGCCAGGAGCAGCGTTCTCAATTGCCTGATCGACCGATCTAATCACCTGCTCAAGCTGGCCTTTTGCAAGGCTGAAGGCTGAACCTTCTTTATCCAGTAGACCTTGTGCAGCGTCTCGCAAGTCTTTGCGGATCTCATACAGTTCGGCTGGAGTAGTCGCTCGCTCAATCCGCGACTGTGCAAACGTCATCGCCTTTTCGACCGTTCCTCGCTTGCCAGCAGGGGATGCCATGATTGTCGAAATCGTGCCGCCAACATCGTCAGCCACAGACTGCGCGAACTGCTCAGGAGTGACAGTCACTTTTGCAAATGCCGCTTCTCGCAGCGGAGCCGTTACTTCATCACGCTTTGCGATTGCAGCAGCCAGCGTCTCTTGGTCTTTGGCAAGCCGATCAAGCACATTGACTCTGGCTTGATTCGCCTTCATCAATTGCTCGGTGAATCGACCTGTCTCGTCTAGTCCCCTGACAGCAGGGACAGCACCCATCAACCCGACATCTCGAGATGCCTGCGCTGTCGTTGGCGTATACCCTGGTACACCAGGACGGTATTCTTCAAGGTTCTGGATCGCCTGCTCAGGCTTGTTTGCCAACTGTCGCAGGATATTGCCAACGATGACTTCTCGGCCTTCTTGGGTAAACGGTCTAACAGTCTCTCGTGCGCCTCTACCTGCTGCCTGAGCGAGCGTTGCAGCAGACGCTCCAGCAGACGGAGCAACCGTCCCAGCAAGCACACCTAGTCCAAGCTGCTCAAACGGCCCTGCGCCTTCTTCTCTTGCAGCAGACGAAGCAAGAGCAGATGCTGTTGCGCTACCAAGTTGGAACTCTGGAGACTTCATCAGGATTTCAGCGCTAGGAGCCATTGACTTAGGCATTGCTGCACCTAGTCCGTAACCACCCAACACACCGAATCCGGCAGAAGAAATATCCTGAGACATTTTCTCTTGCGGGGTAACGGCTTCAGGAAGTCCAAACTGAGTCATCAAGGCTTGTTGAGCCTGTGATGGCATCTGGATGTTAGTACCGCCGATCTTGTTGATAAGCGAGATCAGCGCATCGCTTGCAAGCGTAGGCAAGCCAGTAATGCCTGTAATTGCCGCCCTGCCAGTCAAGCCTAGTTGTCTCAGCACATCCGTATCAGTCGCAGCAATGCCAGCAGAAGGCTTCCTAGCCGCTTCTAGCATCGCAAGCCTATTGTCTGGCTTCTCTAGCTTCAGCGCAGTGTCTACAGCCCCGCCAATGGCTTGTAACGGAGTCTCTTTGCCAGCAATGATCCGCAAGCCAGCATCGGATACATCTTGCATCCTGCCAGCAGCAACAGCCTCAAGATCAGCGTTAGACAGTCTCGACAGATCCATTACCTGCCCCTTCGTCTTTCAAGTTCAGCAGCCGCCGCTGATTGTAAATCGCCACCACCCGCGGGAGTCGTTACAAGCGAAGGCAGTTCTGCTGGTTTGCCAATAATGTTCCCTGGCGCAAACCCGTAATTGTTAGCAAGACCTTCGTAATAGCCTCGCTTCTCATTAAACGTATTTACAGCAGAACCAAACAGGTCGCTTGCAAGTTTCTCAAATTCCCGCTTCTGTGACGGCGTAAGCTTTTCGCCGTTGATAATCCTGTTTCCATAATTCCGAACTCTGTCTGCCAAACCAGTAGCAGCCATCGCAATACCAAGTTCAGACTCTCGAACAACAGAACCAGGGTCAAGCAACTTCATCAACTTTGTTGCCGCGGCTACATCGCCAATGGCTGTGTTTTGCTTCAATGAATCAGCTACAGCACTATAAGCAGACCGCATCTCTTGGAAGGCTTTGTACTCAGGCAATCCCTGGAACTCTTGCCGCAACGCTTTCTCGTTCTCAAAACCTTTCTGGCCTCCAGTCATGTCAATGACCGTTCTACCTGCTTCAGCCAGTTGTGACTTGTACTCCAAGAATGTCGGAACTTTTTGACCACGCTCTTTCGCTTGCTGAACTGCAAGGTTATAGCCGCGAATGTCAGCAGTTGTCGCACCTGACGATTCAGCCATCTTGCCAAGACTTTCAACGGCTCGATTGATCGCAGTATCGTCAAGCGCACCAGACTTGAATGCTCGTGAATACTGGGCAGCAACGGCTTGCAAGTTTGGATTGTCAATCGACAGGAATGGAGCAAACGGGTCAACGTCAGTCGCACCGCCAGCAACAAGCCCAGCTTTACGCAGTTCCGGAACCGTTTTTGCAATGTTTGCAAGTGCAGCCAGTGGATCGCCTGATGCCATCGCAAGTAGCGACAGTTTTTGCGGGTCAATCGAGATACGCTGTTGAGCAGTAGGCACAGGCCCTTCTTCGCCAGCAACTGCACCTCGTTCTGTCGTTTGCTGAAAGACTTGCGGGAATAGTCGTTGCATTTCCTCTTGCTGCGCTTTCTTCTTTTGCATATCAGCAATCTGCTGGCCCATCATGGCTTCTTGCATCTTCTGCTGGTAGACGACTTGATATGCCTGCTGGCCTGCGCCTAATCCCTGCGCGAGCATCTGACCGACCCCCATGCGCTGAGTGCTAGGCCCAGCCGCTTGCATGAGTCCCAATCCCAAACCCAACAAACCCTGCTGCCTAGCCTGCTGTTGAGCCATCTGAGCCTGTTCAGCACCCAATAGCCCAGGCAGATAGGACGGAGCCTGCGGGAATAGGTTTTGCAGATAATCTTCGATTGCCATGTGTCACCTACAGCAGACTGATTTTTCGACGCTCTACCATTTTAGGCTCAAGCAACGATGAGATTAGATCGTACTTCAGCCCTGACGGGTTTCCTTGCTTGATCTGTCCTGGCATTCTTGCAGGTTGGCCTTGCGCTCCCTGCATCGTAGACAATCCCATCTGCATCAGATACGGATTCATCATTGACTTTGCAGCGCTTCCAACTGGAGCCGCCGCCTGCGCTTGACTAGGACTGATCGTATCCATCCATGAAAGATCGGATGGCATTGATGTTCCTATAATTTCTCTACCATAGTTGTACGCATTATCAGGCAAGACAGGGATCGCGCCGATATCAGGTCTAACTACAGGAGACACGGTTCCAACTGGCGCAAACTCTGACATCGTTGCAGGAGTCAGTAGCGTCTCGCCCGCTGTTCCTGCTAGTGCAGCCTGCCCAGCAGGAGCCGCCATGCCAGCAAGATAGCCTCCACCACCACCGAGTGCAGCGCCCATCAGCGCACCCTTCATCGGGTCGTCTTTGTTGGATAGCGCACCAACCGCAGCGCCAGCCATCGCCATCGTGGCAGGATCAGCCATTATGCCCTCGCACCGTAAGCGCCCAACAAGCCACCAGCAGCAGCACCATAGCCACCATATCCGGCTGGAGCACCAAGACCATATCCCAGCGCAGCACCACCTAGCGCACCCATGATCGGGTTGCCGTACACCGGCTGGCTGCTAATCATCCCGCTAGGCGCACCGTAGACGCCAGACAGGAACGATTGCAACTGTGCATAAGGAGCCTGCTGTCCGTAGTTGTATCGTTGGATGTCAGCCGCAAGCGCTCGTTGCGAGTAGTCCTCGCCCATCGCCCCGACATTTGCAAGACGCTGGATATCGGCATAGTCGCTTGCAGCCAGTTGCGGAGCAGCAGCAGCGGCAGCTTCTTGCCTACCACGTTCAGCAGCATAGTTTTGATAAGCAAGGCTTCCAGCGGTATCACTCAATGCTTTAGCCAGCGCACCTTCTGCCCTACCCTCTTGCTCGCCCATCGCACCAGATCCACTTCTTCCTAGACTGGTAGCTTGGCTTCGAGTCCTGGCAATAGCATCAAGGTAAGACTGTTCCGCGCCTCGCGTAGCCGACTGAAAGGCTCCTTGGAAGAACGGATTGCCTCCCAGGTACTGACCTTGCACCGTCGCTTGTTGCTGGCCTAGCGCCGCTTGTTGAAGGGGAGATCCTGCCTGCGCTCGTTGCGCTGCAAGATCCATCGCCTGCTGCGTGTATTGACTCGGCCCGACATAGGTCTGACCAGGGAAATACTGTGGCGCACCCTGCTCATAAAGACGCTTTGCTTCGCCTAGCCCATATTCAACGTAAGGCTGAATCGTAGGATCAATCCTAGCCTGTTGCTGTCCACCGCTACCACCAGCCATATCACACCTCTGCAATCCACTTCCGTGGCTTGAAACCGTACTTTTCAGCTACTTTTTGCCATCCAGGACGGTTTGACTCAAACGAAATTCTACGCGCTCCACCCGCTTTAGCAATCTCAAAAGCGTGTTTCATGCCTTCTTCAAGAAAAAATTTTCCATGCCCAGCCCAGATATGCAGCGTGTCACCGTTCGGCTGCAAAACTCCAAACCCTACCGGAGCCTGATTTTCCATCATCATCCATAACATCGACCGACCAGCATAGCAATCAGCGTAAATATCTTCAGGTATCCAAGGCTCAGAACTGGCTGCTTTGACCTCGAGCAACCCAGGTCGCACCATGTGCCACCAGTACCGCAGCTTCTCAGGTTCGATGAAAAGTCTATCCAAGGATCACATACCTATACGTTTTGTCTGCCGTATCGTTAGCAAAATGATTGACAGTACACTGCCCTTGCGTCTGATTGCTGGCATAAATATCAGATGTTGACGATTCGTCAATCTTATTTGCAGTCACAATAACAGAAGGAGTCGATGGTCTGGTAGGACTAGACTGTGTTCCTATGTATTCAATCCTGACGTTTGTATTTGCTGCTCTCCACATCAGTTGGATGTAGTCGTTTGCATTGACTTGAGCATAATAGTTCAGCGCAGCAATCAAGTGACCATCAGTGCCGCCGTGAGAGTTGGGCACAGAATACTGAGAGTTGCTGCCAGGTAGATCAGTTCCGTTTTTCCGAAACCAGATATCTACATCATGGATCTGCGTGTCTGCATTCGCAAACTGGATAGAAAATTGGATGTTATAAATCCCGCCGCCCTTGAAAGTAATTCTGGAACTACTTTCAACCGTTACCCCTTTAGAGAAGTCGGTAGTGTTTAATGTAATAGCATAGGCTGTCGTTGTGCTTGCAGCAGTCTGATCCGTCGAGTCCTGAAAGGCTCCATAAGGCACAGGATCAGCCATAGACGCAGCACTATACGGGGCAAACAGGATAAGACTATCCTCGCTTATCCTGGCGTCATAGAGCGTTGTAGTCGTTGCGTTGCCCGTTGCAAGCGTGACAAGTCCGGTTGAGTTGATCTTTCCATCAAGAATGCGGTTAACGATCTCAGCGGTTTCTCTAGGGTTCCCGCCTTGCTGTGGGAGCCTGCGAAACATTATCGCTTCCCGACAGGGACAAGGTTAACGTCAATGCCAACCATCGTATCCCATGAGCCTGTAGGTACGATGCTCAGACGATGGAACTTGCCTCTAGATCGCAGTGACACTCGATTCTCACTGTCAGCCGCGACTGCCGTACCAAACGAAATAGATCCATCTAGCCGGTAACGTGATGCCGTTGCAACCGTCGCAGATCCACCGTCAATCAGCGGGTTGGCAAGCGTGATGATAGTTTCCGCGCCTTCAGCGTTAAGATCGCCAGTCTGAATCTCAGCACTAGCAGCCGAGCCTCCGAGAGAAACGATTTTAGCGTCATTGACACCACCGAATAGCAGTTTGCCGCCAGCCCAGATCCGCGAATCAAGGCTTACAGGGATAGACTCAAGATCACCGTATTGTGCTGCCAGCGAATCAAGATCGGTTCCAGTCGTAGCAATAGAACAGAGAAAATCAAGCGAAGGCAATGCCTGCGACCACTTGTCAGCAGCCCAATTGTAGATAAGCATCCGCTTGACCGAGAACACATCGGTATAGGCCCAGGCAACAGTCTTGTTGATCGGGTCTACCGCTGCACTCATCTGGTTGAGCAGACTCGTGTTTACAGTGTCAAAGAAATACTTGTCTACCCTGTTGTTCCCGATAGGCTTGACCGTCTGACCGTCTGTGACGTAGAACCCATCGTCAGATAGGAAGTACGTCATCGAGCCGTACTGAACGACAGACCGAGGCTCATAGCAACCAAGCGAGCGAGTAATGTTGTCAAACTGGAAGAAGTACGGTGCGCCGATATACGTCATGCGAACGATTGAACGCTCAAGCAGAACTACACCGAACTCACCACCTGTAACCCCGCGGATCTCGCCACCGTCAGGGATGTCTTGCGTATCAGCCTGACTGCCAGCACCAACAGTCCAGTCCGTCTCATCGTTGATGTCAGACCAGTACAACCGATTGATATAAGTCGCAGTCTTGCCAGCAACAACGAAGTCTCGAACAGTCGTAACGTATTGCGCTGTCGGGGCAGCAGCAGCGAGATCAACGAATTTCGATGAACTGCCTACCGTCCAAGATTGCAGCTTGTCTACACCGTTCGCAGCAATAACCTTCGCCCCGAACTGAGTGAACGTCCATAGCTCGGTAGAAGTGTAGGCAGACGCTACGCGAGAAACATCATCAAGGCTGGCATCGCTCGTATCGAACTTGAACAGCTTGGTAGCACCAGCAGCGAATAGTTGCGTAGTCGTGCCAAATCTGCCAGGGAACGCTGTTAGCAGGTTCTCGCTTGCAGCACCAGAGAAATCTTCAGCCGTAGGCATAGGACCGTATCCAACCGTCAACGGCAGGACATTCTTTGCCTCAACCAGACTATCGGCAATACCTGGATTGTCTGGCGTCCATTGACCGAATGTCAGTCTCATAGCTTCCTAACGCTTACATTAGTGATTGACAGTCTAGGAGATGACAAGCCAGCCATCAGAATTGCAGTATTCCCAGTTGAGTTATTTACGATTGTCTCAGTATATGAACCGTTTGCCGTTCGTAAAGTGCCGTTTACTTGAGTTCCACCAAAAAACACAGGTCGCATGCTCCCAGCAGTGTAATCAAGCAACGTGAACTTTACTTCGTAACTAGCCCCATTCTCTAAACCAATAACCTGATAAATCGTAAATGAACTTCCAGCAGTAGATGTAAGCTTATTGTCAGCAACAGAAAAGTTCCCGCTTCCTGTAAGCGTAGTCCATTTTGTCAACCCACTAGCAAAGCTTCCATTAGTGACCAACTCTTTATTGGTCACTCCATCGGTGTTGTCATTCCTAACTGCAACAGGGGAAACACCAAGATTGACCTTCATGTCAGATCAGCCCAACGATATTAGTTGCAGTCGTACCAGTAGACCAAACACGCCTAGCCATCACAGGTAGGATCGTGCCAGTAGGAACAGCAACAAACGTCACCGAGCCGCCGCCAGTGTCGTTGATCGTGACATTGCCAACACCGCCGATGTACAGCGCTCGGACAGGAGCCACCAGATCAGAATCGGCAGGAGTGATAGCAATACAGTTGACAGCGCAACTGTCGGGAGTCGTTGAGAATGGTGCAGCCATGTTAGCTCCAAGTGTGTGTCATTCAGTCCAGGGGGAAATTCTTGTCCAGACTTGCTGAGTCGGATCGTCTATGTCAACCCAACTTTGAGTTGCGCCATTGACATTTTGCCAGACTCCTGATCCATTGTCACTGGCAGTCCAAGGCCCGGGATTCAAGTCATCAACCCGAGTCCAGGTCGATGCTTCGTCAGGGATTGGCTCCCACAAGAAGCGAGCAAATATCGAGTCAGAAACACTGATTGTCTCTACAATGGCAAGCGGGAATGTTGCATTGCCTACCGGAGAGTCAGTCCCAGTCACCAACTCAACAACTGGAGCGTTAAAGATTGATGGCGCAACCGTTGCGATATCTTGAGCAGTTGGTATCTCGCTTATGATTGCGCTAAACAACTGAACAGCGCTTGTCGCATCGGAAGTGCTTGTTGTTTCACTAACATTGACGAACACTAGCCTTAACGAACTAATCAAGTCTGTGCTGGTAGATGTCTCTTCAATTGTTGATAAAAATCTAACATATCCGATTGTTGCATCAGATGATGTCGGAGTCTCTGCAATGCTTGGATTGTAAATACTATTTGGAGCATCTACAGTGTCAGTCGATGTCGCAGCTTCAAGAACGGCTGATAAGTAATTTGGTACTGCGGAGATGCTGTCCGTACCATTAGCGGTTTCTGAAAGATCTGCGTTAAGCGTTAAGGTAGTTGTAACAGCGTCGGTAGCCGTAGAAGTCTCGGACACCGGGGCGTTAAATATTGACGCCTCAACAGTTATGAAATCTGTGCTGGTAGCACTTTCAGAAATTAAACTAAGATACAAGGGAACTGCCGAGATTTCATCAGTACCTGTGGCGGTTTCAGTAACTGAAGAATTGTAAACCGTGCCCCCGCCGCTAAAATTCCACCCAGTATTATTACCTGCGTCCACATTACCGTTGCTGGTAAAAGCGTTCCAAGTCGCCCCACCCGTTGCAGCAGAGTCTATGATTGAGCAATAACTAACGCTGACTGTACCGCTTGCGTCTGAAACCGTTGCCCGAGTACCTGCTGTGCTGCTATTGATGGTAATCAGGTTGCCAGCCGTACCCGACAAGCTGAAGCTAGTAAACGTATTAGTGACACTAGACGGAAACGTAACAGTAGCGGGCTGAGTTGTATTGGCTATGTTGGTAAATGTGTTTGCGCCTGTAATCGTCAGCGCACCCGCGCCACCTTGATTTAGTGTGCAGTTAAAGGTACTGCCACCTCCGACAAACGTCTTGGCAGACGCTGAAGTCATAGTGATCGTGCCAGTACCTGTGCCTGCGGTAGTTGTAAATCCAGTCGGCGCTACGTTGTTAAAAGCAGTCGCACCAGAAGAAGGGATGGCTAGAGTGCCGCCATTAAACGTAAGGTTCTTTGTCCCCGTGCTTGTAATAAACCCGCTCGTAGCAGCCGAACCAGTTGTAAGCGTCTGGCCGTTAAGGTCGAGTGTTCCATTCGTCAGCGTAAATATGCTCGTGCTAGTTGAGCCGACTGTTAATGCGTCTTGAAGCGCCCATGTACCACCAACCCCATCAAACTGAATAGGTCGGTCAATAGTTCTGCCGTTAGTCGTAATTGTTTTAGTGCCAGACGTAGACTTAAAAATAGGTGAAGCAACGGCGGAACTAGCTATTGTTCCACCAGTAGAAAGCGTCAAATTACCGTATATATTGACAAACAACGAACCAGTGCCAGTAAACGTATTGTTGTAGGTTAGGTTGTTCAGCGTAATAATACTTGCACCAAAGCTAATAGTGTCTGACCCAGCAGTAACCGTCACGTTAACGGCATTTGCGGCGGTCCCGCCAGTTGACCCGTGTATGATTGTTCGAGTGCCAGTCGCACCAGAGTAAGTGGCTTGAACGTCAGATGTACCCGTATAACTAAAATTAGTTAGTGTCCCACAGTTCCAAATAGTAGCGGCGTTACCGGTAAGCGTTATATTCCCGGTACTAAACGCAATAACACGAGTAACAGTACCCGAAGATGAAAAAATACCAGTACTGTATGTAAACGACTGGAGACTAAGTGTCCCTCGATTAAATGTAGTGGTTACTGCACTTCCGGTAGTAAATGCGTCTTGAATCTGAACAGTTCCGCCGGGGGAATCAATTGTTATTGTTTGAGTGAATGTTTTGCCCGCAGAAGTAATTTGTTGGGTAACGCGACCAGCGAAAGTTAATGTCCCAGTACCCGATAACGTGGTTTGCGTACCGTTGATCCAGTTCCCGTAAATAGCTAAAGTGTTTGTACTGGTCGCCAACGTCATCGTATTGGCGGTACGCAACGACATATCAATTGTGCCGATGTTGTAGTTAGCATTAATTGTAATTGTTGCACCTGATGCGGGGTATAATGCGGCTGGAAATACGGCGGTGTCTTGAGCAAGGGGGAACTGCGTAGCATCAAACACCCCACCAGATGTGGCAGACCATGACCCGGTACCGGTAGCGCCCCAGTCGACCGAACCTGTTCCCCGAAAATAAACCGTTTTAGCGGCTGGGAATGTAATGTTGGTGTTGCCTTTGCAATCACCTAACCTTGTTCCTGTCCATGTGCCAGCGGTACCAGCGGCAACAATATCTTGAATATCAACATCAGTTAGCGATACGCTACCGTTAACTGTAATAGTGCGAGTTGCTGTAAATATGCTAGATGACAAGTAATGCCGACACGAAGCCGAAGCCCCCGCGCTCAATGTCAATGCACCGTTTATAATCTGGCTAGCACCAATTAAAATAGTACAAACACCAACCCCTGCGCGCCCCGTAAACGACAGGTTAGTAAAGGTATTAGCACCTGTAATTTGTGTAATAGCACGATTTGTGCTTGTAAAACTGACGTTGTAAAAAGTTAACCCGCCAGACGCAATACCTGCTGTTCCACCAGATAAATTTATCTGCGACGTACCGGCGTTAAACGTTAAGTTTGTAATTGTTGTTAAACTTATTGCAGCCGTACTGTTTAAGGAACAAGTTATTGTTGATCCATTTAAGGTAATAGTTCTTGTGTTTGTGTTAGAAGAACTAAAAAAACTACAAGAAACAGAATAATTACTTGCTGATGTGCTAAAAGTCCCTGCTGTGACAGTTAAAGAAGTTGTTGTTGTTAATGCGCTGCCAAGAGTCCATCCCCCTCCAACACCGTTAAAAGTCACAGTTGCAGAAATTGAAACTCCGTTAGTCGTAATAGTTTTCCCAGTCGTAGTTGCAGTAAAAGTAATGCCGCCCGTACTGTTCCACAATGTTCCCGCCAATAACGACATTGAACCACTGATTGCCAGTGTCGGGCTTGTGCCGGTAGCAAACGTGACTGTGCCTGCCGATACCGTGATGTCAAGACACAGCAAAGCACCCGTCATTGTGACGGTATAGGTTCCCGCTTGGTCAAAGAAAACACTGTCGGCAGCAGTCGGGACAGACGCGCCTGATGCTCCACCGGAAGACGCCGACCAGTTGGCGGTGCTAACAGTATTCCATGTCCCGGTTCCGCCAACCCAATATCTAGCGGCCATCTACTCCTCCGTTGCAGAGGTCGTTTCTTCCGGTGGGGTTTCGATGATTGCGAGCCAATTGCTCAAGCGTTGCTGCTTCATGGCTTCAAGTTCATCGTCTGAAAAGCCATGATCGTCGGGCAGGTGGAGAGCATCTCCAAACCTGCCGTACTTCGTATCATAAAAGAAGTCGATCTTCATCACGCAAGAAGCGACATCGTATATGTTACTCGAAGCGTGTCGCCACTGATAACACTACGATCACCACCAGGAGTCGTGAAATCAGACGCAGAGAACAACGTCCCTGTTGATCCACCTTTGGTGCTATTTGAGATCAAGAATGCCCCGCCAACCGTAGCTGTAGCGTTAATGGTGAACTCAGCAGGAGACGCAGAATTAGTGACAACAGATGGACTTGCGTTGGTTGCAGAGGCAAACGTAGCCGCTGGGCGAGTCAAGTTGCTATATGGAGTGATCTCAGTCCATCCACCGTGAGAAGATGACGTATCCCCAGCAGCGGGAGTGTTTGATGCTCCAGCACCGTATAGGCCAATGTACCAGGACGTAATCTGAGCAGTCGAAGTCAGCGCAGTGCCAGCCATGTATTGCAGACCGACGTTCACCACCAGATTCTTACAGTCAAGTTCCCACTTCAGTTTCCCTTCTTTATCAAGGCACTGAACAGAGAACTTACCAGTAGCACTAGCCTGCTCGCCAGATCGCGGAGCAGCAATAAGCCCACTTGCAACAACATCTTGGGCTTTCGATTTTTCGATTGACATGATGACCTCTTAAGCTTTCGTAAGTGTTGTACTACCGTCTTGCAACCGTCATTGCCATCGGGGTAGCACTGTATTGCCCTCGATCATCTGCTGATTTAAGAGCAACAACACCTCGATCATACAAAGACGCCCAGACAGCAATCCTGGCATCGTTCATAAGATACGGCTCTGCCTCCCCAAGCGAGGCATACAACAGCAGATCAGGAACATTCTCGGTAAACAGATTCGTTGTATTCGTACTGCTCAAGAATGTCGGCTTGTAGAAATACAACATCTGAACTGTATACGCACTATCAGGGATCGGAGCGAACTGTATCTCGTTGCCAATTATTGTGTAATTAACCGGCTCTCCCGCCTCCGTAGCCCTCGCATTACGATGGAACATGGACGGAGACAGGAAGTTGAGGATCTGCTCTGGATTGTCCTGGATGAAGATATCCCGCAACTCGAGGAAGTCGCTAGGCAAGCCAACAGTCGAATCACCACTGGTTGTCGATGCTGTTGCATTCTTCAGCATCTGACGGATACGCAGATCGCGCCTCAGACGGATCTCTGCCAACCGAATGAAATCAGGAATCTGGCTCGTCAGATCTGACCTAGCCAGATAACTAGCGATTGCGCTTTGAAGATCGCTGTAGTTTTCTAGGGCCATAGTTCACATCATCCCAGCCGAAGGTCTTTGTACCAATGTGCCCAATGTGCAGCGATAGATCGTGGTCAACATAAACAGGGATATCCTGTTCCATCGCCTTGACGCAGAATGCTACATCCTCGCCAATTACATTGCCGTGATCAGTCCAGATAACATCAAACCACGGCTTTGGGATCTTTTCAAACACTTCCTTACGAATAAGTGTAACACCGAACCCAACAGCAGTCACCTGCTCGATGCCAACCTTACCGCGACTCTCAATCTTCGTCCAAACCTGCCGTACATTCCCTTCCTGCTTCATCTTATCCAAGTGAAGATTCATCGCAGTCGGGACAACAGGCTCTCTCCTAGTCGTAGCGTTCACCCCGATAATCGGGACATCACGCGACAGCAGGACGTTAAGAGCGTCAGCAGGGAACCGCATATCGCTGTCAATGTACAGGATGGCATCAGCACCCCATTCCAGCGCTTCTTCTGCCAGCTTCTCTCGCTGAGTAAAGATCAGCGTCCCAGGCATCTGTAGCAACTGCAATTCGCCGTCTCGGTTTTGAGCGTCGAACGCAGTGAGCCTAGCCATATCAAAAGCGAAACCAGCCATGACCGTATCACGGCATGGTACACACACAGCAACCTTCATACGCGCCCCGGATGAGTACGGAAGAACCGATTGTCAGGATGGTTGAGCCACGCTTTCATGCGCTTTTCGTCAATCACCTGATAGCCCCGCATGATTCCCTTGCGGTTCAAATCGTCGATTACCGTTGCCGGAACTCTAGCAATATGCGTCATCACAGGATCACGAAACGTCCCGTCTGACTCGTTGAATTGCTTCTTATTTAGCTCGACCAGTGCGGATACATCTTCTTTTGTTTCTAGCACCAGTCCGTCATCGGTGAAGTGCGCGATTGTGTATCGAGCATCATCAGCCGAGAATAGTTTCTTCATGCACCCTCCAAAACGGGAGGCAGGGATTGCCCCTGCCCCCCTATCCGCTTACAGAGCCGGGTTCAAGTCAGCCACGATGCCGTGAGCCGCTTCGTTCCGCATCTCCAGCGTGACCTCGCAGACCAACTGCTGACGCTCGCTGTCACCAACCGTCGCCAGTTGGATCGTCTCGAACGGACGCAGATAAGCCATGGCAGCGTACTCAGGATCGAGCAGCAGCGCATCGCGGGTACGGACAAAACGATCAGGAGTGACCGCAAGCTGTCCGAAGTCGCTGAGATAGAAGTCAGCAGCCGCCACGATGGTAGCCGCCTCGTTGTTCGCCTGATTGCGAATCGCAGCGATACCAGAGAACGAACTGGCTTTCTGCTTCAGGCCAGAGTTCACCACCAGCAACTTAGGCGCACCACCCGCATCAAACGCAAGCTTAACAACGTCCTTCAGCAGCGTCTCGGTGAAGGTACGGGTAGCACCATCCGAACGGGTAGAAACACCAATCGTCGTCGGATCAGTGCCGCTAGTGCCCTTGCTGGTGTTGGTTTTCAGCCAGGACAGCAGCGAACCCATCTTGCGAGCAGTCGAACCAGAGCCAGCGTCACGGCCCTGGTTGGCTGCAATGATGGTTTCCAGGTCGCGCTTCTGCTCTTGAGCAGCGCGGGACATCTGGTAAGCCATCTCAGACTTCCGACCGGCCTTGTTGACCGTTTGCAGCGTGTTGGAAACCTGCACAGTTTTCGTAAGAATCTGAGCATAGTTACCGAGACGGGTAGTCGGGCTGATGGTAGCAGCAGAAGCGTCTGCACCTTCAACAGCGGCATTGGCAGTCGTGGCAGCAGCCAGCGAATCCGTTTGCCACTCGTGATAAACAGCAGTAGCGCGAGTCCGGGCCAGCGAACTCAGAATCGGGGTTTCGGTGGGGGAAATGTCATAGATGACATCGGTAAGGTCTTCACGAAGACCGATAGCGGTAGCGGTACCAAAGGTAGGCATGTCAATTCCTTTAAGTCAAAAATCGTTCAAACACAGCCGCAGCGTCTCTAGCCTTGCCAGTTTTCCGCAGCGTGTTACGTTGGGCTTTGATAGCATCCGACTCAGGGTTTGCAACCTTGCCAGTTCCGGGCTTGAGCATTTTCGGCGCTTCCGCAACCTTCTTGGTCACTTCAGGCTTGCCTGCAACAAGCTTGTCGTACTGCGAGGCTTTCCACAAAGTCAGCACTGCTCTTGAGTCATATACCTGTGAAAGTTCTTGATCCGTAAAACCTAGTTGCTTCGCATAGCTTCGGATATCTTTGCGAACCACTTCAGCTTTTTCCGGTACTGCAAACTCAGGGATCGCCTGAATCAGTTTCTCTTGTTCTTGAGCGAGAACCTCTTGCAACCGCTGCTGATGCTCCGTTTGTTGCTGTTGGGCAAGACGTTGCTTTTCAGCTTGTAGTGCGTAGAGTTGCTTTTCACGTTGAGACTGTTCGGCAACCTTGACTGCGTACCCGATCGGATCGGATTCTTTCAGTGCTTCAAAATCTTCCGTTTTGTTCTGCTCGGCTAGAACCTTTTCAATCAGTTCCAACCGTTGAGCGTACTGGTCACGGAGTTGTTTCGCCTGCTCAACCGCAGCTTTCTCGGCTTCAATCGCCTTACGCTGCTCTGCAAGCGTCTGGGTTTTCTGAGTGTAGTCAGTGCCAAGCTGGTAAGACTTAATCAGCTCATCGATAGTAACTTCGCGTTCCTCCCCTGCGGCTTTCACACGGTAGCGCGGAGTTTCCTCGACTTGCTGTTCTTCCTGCTCAACCTGCGGCTCTTCTCCTTGTGGTTCTTGAGGAGTCGGCTGCTCGCCTTCCTCGCCTCCCATAAGTCCTAGAATCGCATTGGCTGCACTGTTTACATCCAGCGGCCCACTTCCTTGCGGAGTCGTGTCCATATTCACCCGTCTAAGTTATAGAACCTTCCACTTTCGCTTCTTCATCTCCGCAGTATCGACGATGCTTTGGAAATGATTCCTGATAAGTAAAAGCGCTTTGATCATTCTATACGCATTTTCTCTAACGTCAACATCATGCTCGGCTGATGTACAGATTGCGTCAATCTGCGTCTGGTGAATCTTATCCAGTTCAGCCAGAAAATAATCGTCTTTCAGCAGGTTAGAAGCTTGTTCTGGCGTCATCCAGGGATCTCTACGTTAGCCGAAATGCCAGCGCCAACCTTCGCTGCCTTCAATTGCGCTTCAACTTGGAATTCTTCCCGCTTCAGCATCAACTCAGCAGCAGCCTTTTCCCTTGCCAACTGGATATCAGCCTGGGCTTTGATTCGTTTCGTTTCGATATCAGCCATCGCTTTCTGCTTGTCGATCTCAATCTGAGCCTGCGCCTGGGCCAGCATCGCATCCATCGCAGGATTCGGAGCCTGCTGCTGCGGAGGAGGATTCGACAGTTGCTGATCAAGTTCTGGCGTAATTTCTTTGAAGAACTCGGTAGAGTCTTTGAACCCAGCCGCCTCGATGAATCGCCCAAGCGTAGCCCGATACTGCCCGACCGACACAAGCGGATTCGCAGGCCCGAACTGCTGAAGAATTTGCTCCTGCTTGGCAAGCACCATCTGGAGCATGGTCATCTGCTCGTTCTTCGTGCCAGTCCCAAGACCGACTGAGATCGTCAGATCATACTGATTCGCCCACTCTCGCGGATCCATCTCGACGAATCTGCCCCGCATCCTGATAAGCCGAGGCTTGTCCTGGTACTTGCACAGCAGATGCAGAATGCCCTGGAACAGCGACTTGACGCCAGTCTCAGCGAACAGTCGAGCGATTAGCTCCATCTTGCCAGCAGCAGCGCCCATCGTCGCAGCGACAGCAGCAGCCGTGACGTTTTGCAGTACGTCAGGGTTCAAGCCCTGTTGAGCATCCGATACGCCTGTCCGTTTCGCCTGTACGTCATCGAAGTAACTCAGCATCGGAAAGGATTGCCCAGCGACAGATTGAACCGCCAACTGTTGCAACGCTCCGACACTCTTGACCCGCACCACCCCTCCAGGAGTGACGTTAAGCAGGTCGTCAAGGTTTACCTGGCCTTCAACCGCTGCAACTCGATTGTTGTTCGTGAGATACAGGTTATCCAGCATCTGACGCACAAGCGTTGTTTTGATCGCTTGCAGATCGATAGTTCTGTCGGCTAGTGATTCACCGAAGAACTTATGCGGCACAGGAATCGGGCAAATAACGTGAAACGGCACATAGTCCGTTTTCATGTTGGCGTCTCGTCCATCGGCCCAGGTCAGCACCGAATTGCTGGAGTAGAACACCTGCCGAAGTTCGGCAATGCCATCACCATCGTAATCGGTGTAGATATAGCATTCATACACCTCGACTTCCTGCATTGTCTCGTCAAGCGAACTATCCTCAAACGGCTGTTCTCCTGGCGTATATCTGGCAAGCCGTTCTTCCGTATAGTCCAGCGTATTCCATGCTGGCAGGTTCTTTACCTGCTCGGCATCGAATCCCATCTCGACTAGTTCTGTGCGAGTACAAAGCCGCCTGTGAGCCACGAACGGGGCATCCTGAACCGTCGTAGCTTTCTTGCTGACAATCAGTTCTTCAGGAGGAACACAGTCAATCTGAACCCGTCCAGACTTGGTTTTCTTGTGGACTACAACATCGTGCGAGCGAACGATTGATTGCCCAATCGTACCGTCAGGCAACTGAGCCTCAGTAATCGACTCTTGCGAATCTTGCGCGACGATCTCGCGTGTTCCGTCTGACAGAAGTAATGCAAGTTCATTGTCGGACAAGCCTCGATAGGCTTCCTCGTCTACGTCAATGTTCTCTTGCCAGACAGCTTTTACCGTTCCAGTTTTGGCAAGCAGCGCGTCCTTGAACCAGGAATGTAGGAGCGAGAATCCCGGATTATCTTTGTAGAAAACCCAGTTAGCGTACTCTGTAGCCTGCCTTGCGCTTTCCTCATCGCCTGGGCCTACAGGCTCAAACCTGACGATATCGTCGCTTGCAGTGAACACTCGGATAAGCTGCGGCAAAGCCCCGTCTACAGCTTCCGCGACTTCAGCGGTAACGATCTGGGATCGGCCTTCTATCTCCGTTCCCATCGGCCTACGTAGGTAATAGTCTAGAGCCTTGGCTCGTTCAGCAGTCGTGTCGCTATCAAGCATGCCGATAGCATCGTCAATTTCCTGCTGAAGAATCGCCTGGAGCCGACCGTTATCCATTTATGACCTCTGTTCGCCTAGTCCACTTCCGCTTCTTCGGTTCTTGCGGTTCTTTCTGCTGCTCCAGCATTTCTACCCGCTGACGCAACTCCTGCAATTCGCGTACTAGCGCATCAAAATCCCTGCGTAATACGATATTTCCTTGGGCAATAATCATACGATCCACCTGGTATTAGCTTTGATTGGTTTGCCCCAACTGTCATTAGACATTAAATCAAGTGACTGGGCAAGGTAACGGAAAGCATCGGCAGCGTGAGAATGCTCGTCATGCAGTGGCGCTCCTGGCTCCTGCGTGACTTGATTCACCTGCCTGCGATACCGCTTTAGATGGTTAACCAACTCCATGCAACGATCCCTGTCGAAGTATGCTCGCGGGAATACCATCCTTGCCAGTCGAATCCCTTCTTCCGGGTTCCCCCGCGGCAATACGTCAACCGTCCTGCCTAGCGACTGCATGAGATCCTGTGTTGACCGTCCAGACTTGAAGTCTTTATGCGCTCCGTCGTGCGGTATATAGTCCGTTCCCCATGACCATTTCCGCTCCTGCAACTGCATGATGTAGCTGTCAATCGTCCTGTGGCTGTCCTCGATGTAGTCAATGATCCTGACTTCAGACGCTACCTTTTGAACGCAGATGATTGACATCGAGTCGTTCCAACCCAAATCCCAGACAGTGTGAACCTTTAGCTGCGGATCGTACGGAACGTCCCTGACTCTGCCCTCACGCTGGACAGCCTCTATTTCAGAAGCGTAGATTGCACCTTCGACAGCAGGTCTGCACTTACCCTCCCAGGTTGTCAGATAGCCAGTTGGATCTCGGTCTAGCCAATCTCGTCGTTCTTTGTCCAGTTCTTGCGGGAACCACGGATTGTCTGACCAGTTGACTTCGCAAACCCATGCCTCGCTGGGAGGATGAGCGACAAAGCGCGTGAAGGTTTCATCGGTATCGAGTTCAGGGTTAAATGTCACCCAGATCTCGCTTCCTGGCTTGCGAATAGTCGGGATCAGCACATCCCAGGATTTCTTCGTGACAACCTGCGCTTCCTCAATCCAGCAGATATCAGTGCCCTCGTAAGATTTCATGTTTACGACACCCTGCTGACGGATGCCTGCAAATGTGAACTCTGATCCGTTCGTGCCGATAATCTTGTTTTCTTGTACCTGATACAGATGCTCGAGTCCAAGCATCTCAATCTGGTCTTTCAGCAGCCGATGCACTGACTCTTGGATACTTTTCTGCGTCTCCCTGGCGCACAGCACTCTAATCGGCTTAGTAGCGGCAAGCGTGACTAACGCTCTTGCAACTGACCAAGATTTGCCAGAACCTCGCCCACCGTGAAGGATCTTGTACCGTCTAGGCTGGAACAGCGGAAGGAGTTTGTTCGGTAGCTCAACCCTGGTTCGAGACACCGACAACCTCTAGGACGGTCTGAATCGGCCCACCGTTCGCGCCACTTACTTGCGTCTCGACAGGGATCAACCTTGCTGCCAGCTTGTAGAACTCGGTCAAGTGCTTGGGATCTTCCATTGCCCACTCGACCATTCTTTGCGTTCCACCCAACTGCTCGAAGGCATCAGCAATCGCTTGCTTCATGCTCGCGTGTACTTTGTTCGGAGAACCTTTCGGCCTGCCCCTACCTTGCCGCTTCAAATTCTCATTCTGTATTTTATTTTCCACTTTACGATTCCTTCCGGGTCATCGTGTTGACGTTACGCGACAATCCTAGCACGTTCTGATATCAACTTGCTAATCTCAGGATCGTTAGCCTGTTCTTCTGTCGGAGCGAATAAGGCTCGTTTCCTTTCGTCTGTGCTTTCTGGCTCGCATAAGTAGTACAGAGCGAGGCTGTTTCTTGTGACGTTATCTGGGCAAGTTATCGGATCTGGCAACCCATGCCAGCTTCCTCGCGTATCAAATAGGACAGCGCGGTTGAACTTAGGCTCGATCTTCTTGACCAGCGTTGACCTGTCTGAATATAGTCCTAGATGCCCGCCCCATTCTGGCTTCCAGTTTGGCGTCAGATAGACGATCAGGTTTAGCCTGCGCTGTAGGTTAAGCTTTGGATGGATGTTGTAGTCGAGATGGACGTTAAGCTTTCCACCCCTACCATGCTGGTGTAACCCGCCCCCATGTAGCCCGATATCAGGTATCAGTTCAGCGTTCGTTAGCTTGCAGATAGCTTGTGTGAAGTCCGGAGACAGCAGCCCTGTGAACGCTTGATAGATTGATGGCTTGAACGCATTCCAGTTGTTGCAGGTTTGCTTGATCTCCAGCGGGTTGTCGTAGCTAAACCAGCAAGGATCGGATGGCTTGGGGAAGTCTTTCGCAAGATCGTAAGGATTAGCGAAGAAATCATCGAACACACAATGCCAGAACGGGCTTTGGTCAATAATCACTTCTTGTTTCTTGCGCTTATCGCTTTAGCTTTGGCTCTGGCATCAGCCTTACTGCTGGCTCCCCAGGCTTGCAGGGACATCATGAGTCGAGTCGGCTTACCGTCTACCTGCTCAGGCCCAGGCATGTTACCCATCCTTGCAAGGAATGATGCCCTTCGCGGGTTGTCGCCTGATTTAACAGGAGGCTTCAGGTCAGATCCAGGGTTGGCTCGCTCGTAAGACTTCCTACCAGCTTCGTTCAGCCCACCTTTAGGATTCTTCCCCGCCTTCCTCGTCCATGCTGCTGTCATCGCTGTATTCCATCTTTGCCATGCGGATAGTATTTCGCTGCCTCTCCGTCATACGCTGCTTGATCGGCCCACCAACTAGCCATGCCGAGCAAGTACGGTCAGCCGCACATTTGAACTCGAAAAGTTCGCAATAACCGAGTTTTGCAGTCGCAGCAATATCAGCAGAGTAGTTGCCTTCTTCCTCTCCGATACCGCTTTCGATGCACTGCATCATTTCAGGAGTGACGATGAACGCAGCGCAGTTGCCGCATCGCATCTCCTTGGCATCTTCAGGCTCACACTGCCATTCGTCAGCCCTTGCCGCCCAGAATTCCTCGTTCTCGTCGAGAGGATTCGCAGGCCCGTAGCCGACGTTCTTGAATGCCCAATCTCGGTTTTTGAGATTAAGCTTGATGTCTTGGGTTGCGACAGGGCAAATCACTTTTTAGCCTTCGCTGGCATCTTGGCATAGGCTTTCTTGGGAGTCTTGGCAATCATTTCTTTTGCCACCGACATCGGAACCCCAGTCTGCTTGGCTACTTTCTTACTGCCAGCAGCCGCATACATCAGCCGTTGTTGCTGTTTGCTCGTGATCGGCATGGCTAATCCTCAACAATGTGCGTTAAATGACCGATTCTGCCTCTAACCCCTATTGTACCGACTTGATTCAAAATGTCACGGTCTAAAAACTTCCAAAAACCGTGTTCAATGTCAAACACTTTCCCCTCATCCCATTGCTTCCAGAAGAATCGCTCGATCTTTTCCAGCGCTTCGATAACTTTCGGGATCACGGTATATCCGCAACTGTAGAGTCGAGTCATCAACATCCCGTCAGTCCCAACAACTTCTAACGGATAGCCTGTTTGAAGAACATACTTGAACGTAGCCATGTCAGCAGGATGAGCAGATAAGTCGAAGTTGTCAGTGAGTACATACCGACCACTGATCTTGAAAACGTGACTGTATCGGTTAGGTACTGTCTGCAAAACCTTGATCGTCAGCGGTATCTCAATACCGTTCTTAACGAACGCAATCTCACGTTTTGTGTCGTGAACTCTCCTGACGAAATCCTCAAACCAGAACGGGATTACCTTTACCCTGCGAGGAATAGCCTCTAAGAACTGCGTAGAAGGCTCTACAAGCGACGATTCGCACAGCCAGATGGTAGCGGTAGGGCAGCGTCTCCAAATGCTCTCAAACGTCTCCAGCGTCTCTTGCAAGCGAACCGGGTCTCCGTTGATAGCAGAAGTGACGATGAACAGTATCACCATTTCCCCCTAGTGCTGTTCCAGGCTTGTCGTGCGATAACCGGCCCTCTACCGTTGTACGGGAGTCCTGCAAAGTGATCCGGCAGGAATAGTTGGCTAGGCCAGATCGTCAGGTCACGGTATTCGTACTGCTGCCAAGTGTAGGTTAATCGCCCAGGCCCGGAAAATTGCCATGCCATCAAGTCTCCTGGCTCGTCGGCTTGTAGATCTTCGATTATCTGACCGATCAGCGGGTTTTCTGGTACTGCTCCGACAGCACCGTTAGAGAGCAAACCTGGACGAAGTAGCTCAGACTCCCAGCAGCACCAGACATCAGGTTCCAGCAGGTACTCAGGAATGACGCTGACCGCTTCGGAGTCTGCGTCTAGCGCAATGCCTCCGTACTTGTACAAGATCTCCCATCGCATCAGGTCAGCGACCCCGCACAGTTCTCGATCCCAGAAGTGCCGCATGTGCTTGGCAAGAATCCACCCCGATTTGAGATCGGCATTGCCCCAGACTCGGACATCGAAGTCAGGGTTGAGTCGGCTCCAGGAGTTGATGTACCTGTGCGGGGTCTTAGATTCGTCGCCAACCCACACGAAATGAAGCTGGCGAGGAATCATAAAAAAATCCCCCATCGCGGGGGAAAAGGAGGAGGAAGGAACTCACCTTGCATAGTATACGCCAGACCAATAGTTTTTTCTACCAACCACTAATCGTTTTACGGTTCCGCTTTGTTCTAGTTCCTTGAGCGTCCTGTCAACCGTTTTCTTTGACAGCAGAAAATAGTTGGCAATGTCATGAACAGCCATTGGAGTCTTGCGCTCTGAAAGCAGCTTGTCGATCTTTGCGTAAGCTTTCATTTGAAAACTAGATCCTGTTCTTTCTGAATTTGAAGTTGTTTTGCTGTCAGTCGTGCGTCTGCAACGATCTCGAGACAAAGAGCGATAGCAGAGTCAACATCTTTTGCCAGCATCTTG